TGGTGAGGTCCGCGCCGCTGAGGTTCGCGCCGCTGAGGTTCGCGCAGCTGAGGTTCGCGCTGCTGAGGTACGCGCAGCTGAGGTTCGCGCAGCTGAGGTCCGCGCCGCTGAGGTCCGCGCCGCGGAGGTACGCGCCGTAGAGGTCCGCGCCGCTGAGGTCCGCGCCGTAGAGGTTCGCGCTGCTGAGGTACGCGCCGCGGAGGTTCGCGCCGCTGAGGTTCGCGCCGCTGAGGTTCGCGCTGGTGAGGTCCGCGCCGTAGAGGTACGCGCGGGCGAAATCCCGTTCGCCCGTCGCGTATCGCTCTGTGATCGTCGTCATCGTCGTCATCTCCCTCGGAGTCGTCGCCGCTCCCTCCGCTGCGCCCTCGGGTGCAGTCGAGGCAGCGGCGGGCCGTAGCCCGCCCCGCGTGTCAGGCGTTGGCCGTCTCGACCGCACGGCGGGCCGCGATCACGTACTTGTCGCGAGCGCCATCGTTGGCCTTCAGAACCTGGAGCGTGCCGCCGCGAACGAAGGCATCGAAGGCCGCAAACGTGCGAGATACGAGTGCTCCCTGCCCCATCAAGCCTGCGTGGTTGGCGCGGCTCGCGATGTAGTTCCGCAGCATGAGCGCGGGGTGAAACTTGCTGAGATTCTCGCCAGTCCGCAGCATCAGCGCGAACTCGCACGCGCGTGCGGGCTGAGAGTGCCACGACACCACAAGGCTGCCGGTGACGGCTGCGGGGAGCGCGCGCAGGGTGTGATGCACCGTCCCTACGGCAGACCAGATCGCGGTCGTAGCTGCGCTGTGGTCACGAACCGCAGAACGCAGACGATCGGCGGTCAGGCGTCGCGCGTCGACCCGCGAGAAGTCCATCAGGCAGGCCGCCATCGCGTACGTGGCGTTCTGCGTGCACGTCAGCTTTAACCCGTCGCTGATAGCCAGGACGTCGCGGGCACTGCGGACGGTCCCCCCGGTGTCGATCGCATCCACGGCGATCATAGGCAACCCTCGGGTCACCTCGATGTGTACCCCGATGCCAGCCTCAACGATCGCGCGAAGCCGGTGCTGCCCATCGTAGAGAGCGCCGTCAGTTCCGAACGCAATCCCTTGATGCGTGGTGTGCCACTCGCCTCGACGGATGATGTTTGCGAGCGTCTCCACGACGTTCTTCCTCAACTGTCGGTTGTTGGTGTTGCTCTTGAGCCACTCAGCCGCGAGCGCGGGCGTCACCAGCATCACGGCGCGGGTGACCGCAGCCGCGGGCGTCGTCGGCTTGTGCGTCGTGAACTGCAGGGTCTTTTCGGTCTTCTTCGTCGTCGTCATCGTCGTCTCCCTCGGATCGTCGCGTTCGTGCGCCGCTCCCTCCGCGCCCCCCTCGGGGGGCGTCGAGGCAGCGGCGGGCCGTAGCCCGCCCCGCGTGTCAGGCCTCGGCCGCGGGCGCCGCCGGGGGCGTCAGCGCGGCGGTGAGCCGCCCCTTGGCGTCGGGCACACCGAGCGCCGTCGCGCGCTTGATCGCCGCGCGAAAGGCCGTGACTTTCGAGTGAACCGCGGCCGTCGAGATCGAGCGCAGCACGCGCACCGCGTCGGCAACCACGCCGTCCCCGTCCTCGTCGTCCGCGTGGCGGGTGATCTCGGAGAGCGCGTCCAGCGCCGTCGCGAGGGGCGGGTCGATGGCGCCCGACAGCACCGACTGCACCTCCGCGATCGTCAGCGCGTAGCCCAGCTCCGTGAGCCGCTCCGACGCTAGCGTGCGCCCGTGGTCCGCGCGCCCCGTGGCGTGTAGCGACGGCGCCGCGAGCGCCCAGGCGGCGTGCAGGTCGCGCAGCGAGGCGACATCATCGAGCGTCGCGCGCCACGCCTCCAGCGCGGCGAGGGAGACGTCAGGCACCTCGGCGCGAGCGGGCGCGCTACCGCGCCGGATCTCCTCGGCCTCATCGGGCTCATACAGACCGCCGCAGACGTCCGGGTACACCGCGCGGGCCAGGGCGGCACCGCAGCGGGCGCGGAGCATCGCCTCGGGGTGGGCGCGCCAGGTCTGCGACCCGGTGAGTCCGGCGCGCGTCGCCATCGCGATCGTGTAGGTGAGCGACGTGGGCGTGGCGTCACCGACGCGCGTGGTGGTGATGGTGCACTCCGCCGCGGTCGAGTCGACCACGTGCCACTCCGCGCACACCGCCGCCCGCTTCACGAGGCCCACCATGGCGTCGGCAGAGAGGCTGACCTTGCCCTTGACCAGCGCGATGTTGCGCGCGCTGGCCATCGGCGAGAAGCCCAACTCGTCACCCGCGAGGATGATTGCAAAGGCCGTGTCGGCGCTCTTCACTTCGCCGCTGAAAACACCCGCGCGGTAGAGCTTCTCCGCGACCTTCTCCATCGTCGAAAACTTCTCGCTGTCGATCATCGTCGTCTCCTCCTGGTGTCTCTGGTCAGGGCTTGCGGGCGCGCATCCGTGCGGCCTCGCGCAAATCGTGAGTCGTGCGTGCCTCGGACGTCGAGGCGCGTCGCGCCGCGAGGTAGCGCGCCAGCGCCTCGTCGGCCGCGATCGAGAGTGTGTCCAACGCCATCACCGGGTCGGGCGGCGGCACTCGCGCCGTGATGCGCGGGCGACACAGGCAGTACCCCTGGACGTCCAGGCCACAGCGCGGGTACGCCTCGCACCCGTCGGGCGGCTCCAAACTCACGCCTGCACCTGCTCTACGCCCGACCCGCGGCAGGCGATGCAGGTGTGGCGATCGGTCACGCCCTCGCCCGTGCCCGCGCACCAGCCGCAGTACCCGGGCTCCGCGGGGCCGTCGAGCGCCTCCACGTCCTCGGCGGTGACGTAGTGATCGGCCAGCGCCACCGGGAGCGCCGCGTCGATCGCAGCGGCGAGCGTCTCGCCCGACGCGATCAGGGCCGTGGCGGCGGGCTGCTCGGGGTCGGTGATGGCCCAGCCGGCGAGCGTCGGGCCGATGGCGAGGTCAGCGGCCTCCAGGAGGCGAAGGGCGCCGAGGCGGTACGGGGTGAGCAGGGGCATCGGGGCGCTCACGCCGACACCAGCATCGCGCTGCGGGCGCTGCGCAGGGCCTCGACCGCCGTCCGCACGTCGGTGGGGAGGTCGGTCGCCAGGAGCCGGTCGCACTCCCGGATGGTCGCCGGGGCGTTGACGCAGGCGGCGCGGGTCTGGCGCGCAGCGGCGTTGCCGAACGCGGCGGCGATGGCGCGAAGGGCCGCGAGCTTCGGGTCGATCGCCGGGGCGTCGTAGGAGGGGCCGGTGTGGGGGGCGACGAAGTGCTGAGCTGCGTACACGGTGATCCTGCCGCGGCGGGGGGTTGATCCGCTGCGGTGACCATTGAGTAGGCCCTCCCGCGACGGCGTGCAAGAAAAAAGTAAACGGATAATAACTTTGCACCAACGCGCGGTCTGTGTACTGTGCAGCGCATGGACCACCCGATTGCCTCCCTCCGCACCAGACAGCACCTCTCCCGCACCGAGCTCGCCCTGCGCGCGGCCGTGCGCCGCGGCACCATTGAGCGCGCCGAGAGCGGCTTGGGCGTCAGCGTCCGCTCCGCGCTGCGGATCGCTCGCGCCCTCGACGCCACGGTCGAGAGCCTCTTCGCGGGGTGCCTGTGAGCCGCGCGTCACGCGATTACGCGCTGTCGCTGCTGGTCGTCACGACCGGCGGCGCGCTGGTGCTCGTCGGCGCCGTCGTCGCCGGGCTGCTCCTCGCGGGCGCGGGCTGCGTCGCCTGCGCCCTGACCGCGGACGGGGCTGGCGCGTGAGCCGCCCTGCTCTCGTCGCCGCCCTGGCACGCCTCGCGCGCCTCGCGATCGCGATCGCCCACGACCTGCCCCCCGTCGTCCACCCCGACGCCGTGCGCCTCGTCGCTCGCGCGTGCGACGTCCTCGACGCCGTGCGCCACGCCGCGCGCCGGGGTGAGTCGTGACCGCCGCCGCATGGCTCACCGCGCTGCTCCTGGCGGTGCCTGTGCCCGCTCGCGAGCGCGCCTGTATTCTCGCCCGTCGCGAGGCAATCGCCGCCTCTGCTGACGCCGCCGCGGCCGCGCACCACGTACCCGTCGCCCTGCTCCTCTCGGTCGCCTACCTGGAGTCGCACCTCGGGTGCGCCGCGCGGTCGGGCGGGTGCTGGGGCGCGCCGATCAGCCGCACCCGTCGAGGCGTCGCGGGCGGCCCCGACCGCGCGGCGTCGGCCCTCGCGCTGGGCTACCGGCGCTGCGGGCAGACCGACGAGGGCGCCGTGTCGTCGTTCCGCTGGGGCCGGTGCCGCGTGCCGCCGGGCGCGCATGGCTACGGCCCCGCCGACGTGCTCCGACTCGCCGCACGCGTGGCCGCTCGGGTGACGCCGTGACGCTCGAAAACCTGTGCAAAACGCCGTGGCCCTGGTTCGGCGGCAAGGCCGACGCGGCAGAGGCGGTATGGGCCGCGCTCGGTGATGTGGACCACTACGTCGAGCCGTTCGCCGGGAGCCTCGCGGTGCTCCTGCGCCGCCCGCACGAGGCCAATCGCACCTACCACAGCGAGACGGTCAACGACCTCGACGCGCTGCTCTGCAATGCGTGGCGGGCAATCGCACGCGACCCTGACGCGGTGGCCGAAGCGGCGTCGTGGCCAGTGTGTGAGGCCGACCTCCACGCGAGGCACCTCGCCCTGCTCGCGTGGCGGGCGGCGGGCAACGCCGAGAGGCTCATGGCCGACCCCGACTTCTACGACGCGCGCATGGCCGGGTGGTGGGCATGGGGGCAGAGCGCATGGATCGGCGCGGGCTGGTGCTCAGGCCGCGGGCCGTGGGTCGTCGGCGCGGACGGGCGTATCACGAAGCGCACGGACGGCGCCGTCGGCGTGAAGCGGCAGATACCGCACCTCGGGAACAACGGGCAGGGCGTGGCGCACGCGAACGCGAGGGAGCCGGGGGTGGCGCGGCAGATCCCGCACGTCAGCGACAACGGGCGCGGCGTGGCGCACGCGAACGCGAGGGAGCCGGGGGTGCACCGCAAGATCCCGCACCTCGGGAACAACGGGCAGGGCGTGTCGCACGCGAACGCGAGGGAGCCGGGGGTGGGCGACTACCACCCGATGACCATGCCGGAGCTCACGCGGTGGCTGCGCTTCCTCAGCGCCCGCCTTCGGCACGTCAGGATACTCAACGGCAAGTGGGAGCGGGCGTGCACAAGCGGCGCGCTTCAATCGCTCCCGGTGCGACAGGGCGGGCATTGCGGTGTCTTCCTCGACCCGCCCTACGACAACGCCGTGCGAAACGCGGACCTCTACACTGAGGACGGCGGCACACCCGCCGCCGACGCGCGCGCGTGGTGCGTCGAGAACGGCGCCAACCCGCGGTACAGAATCGTGCTCGCGGGATACGACGCGGAGCACGGCGATCTCGCGCGCGCCGGGTGGCGAGAGGTCGAGTGGTTCCGCACCGGGTTCTTGAAGGGGGGCATGGCGCAGCAAGGCGAGGACGGTCACCAGCAGGGGCGCGAGCGGCTGTGGCTGTCGCCGCACTGCCTCGGGGCTACCGTCGCGCGGCAGGGCTCCCTTTTCGGCGGTGTCGCGTGAGCGCCTACGTCCCCGACGCGACCGGCGTCCCCGCGCTCTGGCCGTGGGTGCTGTCGCTCCCGCCGCGCGATCACTGCGCTACTCGCGGGTGCGCCGGGCGCCCGCCCAAGCCCCGCCCCGGCGACCCCCCCGCGGCCCTCGCCCTGTGCATGGCGTGTCGCGTGCCCGCTGGCCCGCAGCCATGCGCCGCGGCCGGGTGCGCGGGCGTCGCGAGGCCCATGCGCGCGAGCCGCTATCGGGAGCTGGAGCCCTACTGCCCGCAGTGCCGTCACCGCGGGCACGTCGCAATGATCCGCCGCCGCGCCACACGCGAGACGGTCGCCGCGTACCTGGGCGGAGGTGTGCGGTGACGCGTCGGGTGCGGTGCCCGATGCGCCTCCCCGACGACGACCAGTGCGCCTGTCTCCTCGCCGCCGGCTGGACGCCCTCGTCGCGCCGCGTCGGGGAGTACCTCGACGCGACCGGCGACGGCGAGCCGCGCTGGTGGACGAGGGCGCTGGATCTGATCGCGCGGGACGGTGCGCCGTGAGCGTGCACCTCTACCGCGTGCACCTCGCTGACGGTGGCGTGCGGCGCGTGCGGGTGCGCGTCGAGGGCGGGGCGCGCTACGTCGAGGGCGACCGCTACCCGCTGGACGTCCCCGTCGCCGAAGCCGTCGCCGCGCATGGCCGCTCGCGTGGGTGGGCCGTGGTCGCTGTGTCGGCGCCCCTTGCAGCGCGCTAGCGGCCGCGGTACCATAGCCATCCGCAGCGGGTGCAACCGCTCGGATGAGTGACCGACTATTGCGCCGGGGAGAGCGCAGCCGATGACCGACATTACCCTCAGACCGTACCAAGAGCAAGCCATCGCCAGTGTGCGAGCGGCCTACCGCAAACACCGCCGCGTGCTGCTGGTCGCGCCCACGGGCTTCGGCAAGACGGCCACCGCCGCCGCGCTCATCCGCTGGGCCGTTGCGAAGGGGCGGCGCGTGGTCTTCGTCGTGCACCGTCGCGAGATCGTGTTGGACACCGCGCGGCGCATCCCCGGCGCGGGCGTCGTGATGGCGGGCCATCCGCGCACCGACGCCCCGGTGCAGGTCTGCAGCATTCAGACGCTGGTCGCACGCGAGGCAAGCCCGCCGGCCGACCTGCTCATCTGGGACGAGGCCCACCATTGCGCCGCCGACACCTACCGCGAGATCGCCGCGCAGTACCCCGGCGCATGGCACCTCGGCCTGACCGCAACCCCAGAGCGCGCCGACGGCGTCGGGCTGCGGGATGCGTTCGACGAGATCATCGTCGGGGCGACCGTCAAGGAGCTGCAGGCGGGTGGCTACCTGGCCGAGTGCGACGTCATCGCCGCGACCACGCGAGAGTCCGCGCTCGCCATGGACCCGGTCGACGCGTGGCGCGAGTACGCGGGCGGCCGGCCGACCGTGGCGTTCCACAGGCTGGTGGCCGAGAGCAAAGAGTTCGCCTCGCGCCTCGGGCCGATGGCCGCGCACATCGACGGCGAGACGCACTCCCGCGAGCGCGACTCCGCGCTGGCCGCGTTCGCGGCGGGCGAGCTCGTCGTGCTCTCGAACGTCTACGTGCTGACTGAGGGATGGGACGCACCTCGAGCAAAGGTGTGCTTGCTCGCCCGCGGCTGCGGCGCGGAGGGCACCTACCTGCAAATGGTCGGGCGTGTGCTGCGACGCCACGGCGATGAGCGCGCCCTGGTGGTCGACCTCGCGGGCGTGGTCAGGGAGCATGGGATGCCGGATGAGGACCGCGAATTCACGTTGGACGGCATCCACCGCCGGGCCGCGGACGACCGGGAGTGGCTCTGCCAGTGCCGCACCTGTGGCGCGGTCGTGCGTGGCGTCGCGCGAGGCCCTGCGTGCCGCTGCGGCGCGCCGTGGCCCCCGCCCCCGGCGACGGCCATCGAGGAGCGCCCCGTGGTAGCGGTCGCCGCGGTCGCGACCCGGCGCGAGCGGGCGACGGTGCTGGACGCGCTGACCGCCACGGCACGGGCCAGAGGGTATAAGCCCGGGTGGGTGGGCGTCAGGTTCAAAGAGCAGTTTGGCTTCTGGCCGAAGGGAGTAGGACAATGAGCGAAGGCGCGATTCAGGACGAGATCCGGCTGGCACTGTCGGAGGAGCCGGGGCTGGTGCTGTGGCGCAACAACGTCGGGGTCGCCATGCATCGCGGCGCGCGCGTGGTGTACGGCCTGGCGGTCGGTAGCGCCGACCTCATCGGGTGCCTCGACGGGCGCTTTGTCGCCCTCGAGGTCAAGACGCCCACGGGGAGGCTCGCGCCCGACCAGCGGCGCTGGGCCGACCTGGTGCGCGCACGCGGCGGCTTCGTCGCGACGGTGCGGTCGGTCGCCGAAGCGCGCGCCGCCATCGCAGAGGCGCGCCGATGATCGCGTGGGAGTCCTACGGCAACCGCTGGCGGCTGCACCCGGGCGTGTCGGACACGATCGCCAGGGCCATCCGTGACCACGGCCTCGCGACGATGTGCAGCCGCATCGGCGTGGACGAGATCGCGCTGGAAACCGCCGCCTACGCAGGCATCGCGCGCCCCGAGACGGTCGAAGCCATCAGGGCGTGGCTACGCTGACCTGTTGACAACCTGCATAGGTCCGGCGTAGGTCTAGCGCATGAAGCCTACCCCCGTTCTCCTCGACCAGATTGACCGTGACCGCCTCAGTGCCGAAGCCGAGCGGCTGGGGACGTCTCGAGCCGCCATCATCCGACGGTTGATCCGAGAGCACCTATCGGCCCCGACGAAGGGGTCCGCGCAGTGACCCCCCGCGAGATCGCCGCGAAGTTCGCGGCCGCACACCCCGCGGCCGCACCGCGCCAAGAGCCCGAGCAGGGCGTCATCATCGGCCGTCGCAAGCGCCCCGACAAGGGCGAGCTGCGCCTGTCGAAGCACGAGTACAACGGCCGACCGTACTACCGCCTCGCGATCTGGGATGGCTTGTGGCCGGAGAAGGGCAAGCAGGTCTCCATCCGCGAGTCCGAGCTGGCCGAAATCGTGGCGTGGCTGTGTGACGCGATGGAGAGTGCGAAGTGATCGAACACGCTCTCGCCTACGCGGCGCGCGGCTGGCGGGTGTTCCCCATCTACGAGTGCCGCGCCACGGGCACCCAGTGCTCGTGTGGCAACCGGAAGTGCAGCTCCCCCGGGAAGCATCCGCGCACGAAGACCGGCCTTAAGGAAGCTACCCTCGACGCCACGCAGATCCGTGCTTGGTGGCGGCAGTGGCCCAGCGCCAACATCGGCATCGCCACGGGCAAGGGGCTGGTTGTGGCGGACATCGACCCGCGGCACGGTGGCGACGAGAGCTGGGATGCCCTGGTCGAAGAGCTCGGGCCGTTGCCCGATACCGTCGAGGCCCAGACCGGCGGCAGCGGCCGACACGTTTATCTCAAAGAGCCCGAGGGGACGACCGTTCGCAACTCCGCTTCGACGCTTGCCCCCGGCGTCGACATCCGCGGCGAGGGCGGCTACGTCGTGGCCCCGCCGTCCAACCACGTCTCCGGCGGGGTGTACTCCTGGGAGGCATCCAGCGACCCCACCGACGGCGTGGCGCTGGGCGAGATGCCCCCCGCCTGGCTCGCGCGGATTGCCACGCCGAAGCGTTCCGCCGCGCCGGTCGAAGCCGTTGCCGCTGTCGTGGGCGAGGGTGGGCGCAACAACGCGCTCTTCTCCCTCGGACGGTCGCTCCGGGCGAAGGGACTCGACGCCGGCGTGATCCTCGCCACGCTCACCGCGCACAACGCCGTCGCCTGCGTACCCCCGCTGGACGATGCCGAGGTCGAGACCATCGCCAGGAGCGCCTGCTCCGTCGCGCCGGGCCTGTCGCCGGAGTACGCCGCGAAGGTCCGACGACAGCTCGAACCCCCGGCGGTAGCGGCGATGATCGACGTCCTGCAGACCACGACCGACGAAGCGGACTGGATGGACAAGCTGCACCGCACCGCCAAGGGCGCGATCAAGAACACCTTCGCCAACGTGTGCTGCCTCCTGCGACACGCTCCCGAGTACGCGACGCTCCGATTCAACGCGATGACCGTCGCGCCTGAGATCGAGGGCGCGATGCTCTCCGACGCTCGCCTGGGCGCCATCCGCGAGGACATGGAGAACCGCTACGGCTTCTCGCCCGCTAACGACGCGCTGTGCCAGGCGATCGTCACCGTTGCCAGCGAGCGCAGTTATCACCCGGTGCGTCAGTACCTCGAGGGGCTGGTCTGGGACGGCGTCCAACGGCTGGACACCGTGGCGCAGGTCTACCTCCGCGCCGAAGCCACGCCGATCAATGTCACGTGCATCCGGGCGTGGTTCGTCAGCGCCGTGGCGCGCACCCTCACGCCCGGCTGCAAGGTCGACACGTGCCTGGTCCTCGTCGGCCCGCAGGGCGTCGGCAAGTCGAGCTTCTTCCGCATCCTCGGGGGCGAGTGGTTCGCCGACACCGCCGTCGACCTCGAATCGAAGGACGCCATGATGCAGATCAACCATGCGTGGATCTATGAGCTCGGCGAACTCGACCACGTGACCGGCCGCGCCCACGCAGGGCGCATCAAAGCGTTCGTCAGCTCCCAGGTGGACAAGTACCGCGCGGCCTACGCACGGGCGGTCAGCAGCCACCCGCGCTGCAACGTCATCGTCGGGTCGACCAACGAAGACGCCTTCCTGGCCGACCCGACCGGCGACCGGCGCTTCTGGTGCGTGCGGGTGCCCGGCGCCATCGACCAGGACGCCCTGGCGCGCGACCGCGACCAGCTCTGGGCGGAGGCCGTGGCGGCATCCCGCGCGAGCGAAACGTGGTGGCTCACCCCCGAGGCCGACGCCGCGCAGCGAGAAGCCGCCGAGGAGTTTCGCACGGTCGACCCATGGGAGGCACGGGTCTCCGAGTGGCTAGACGCCCCCGAGCGGGCGGGAGACGGCGCCAAGGCGCTGACGTCCATCCGCATCCTCACGGCAGCACTGGCGATGGAGCTGGCGCACGCCGGCCAGCGGGAGAGCAACCGCCTCGGCGGCATCATGCGGCGCCTCGGATACCGCTGCCACGTGCTGCGGGTCGACGGGCGCAACGCGCGCATCTGGCAACGCGATCCGTGACGCCGCTACACCCGCTACACCCTGCTACACCCTCGTCGGAGGGAGGGTGTAGCAGCCCAAACGGCTACGCCGCAAGCGTTCCATCACTACTGCTACACCGCTACACCCTCCCGCGTATATGTAAGGGCAGTGTACTGGTGGGCTGTAGGCGGGCGCTCTGAGAATGTGCCCCCCCTCCACGGAAAACAGCCGTAGCGGGCGTAGCGGTGTAGCAGGGTGTAGCGGCTGGACGCCTCGAGGTGGAGGGCGCATGATGGCTGGACGATGCCTGGACCGCCGATCACCCCCGCCGATCTCGCCGTGGCGCTGGACGTCTACCTACGCACCGGGTCGTTCACGCGGGCGGCAGAGGCCATCGGGCGCACGACAGGGGGCGTCGCGAGGGCGCTGCGGCGGCATCCGTCGAAGGCAGATCGTTCCACGGTCTACGCGCGTGAGCTGGACGCCGTCATGAGCGAAGCCGCCCGTCTCCAACGCGTGGCCCTCGCCCGCCTGCGCCCGATGCTGTCGGACGCCGACGCCAAGGTGGCGCAGGGCGCCGTGGCGCAGGTCAACGACACCAGCCGGGCGGCGGGCACGGCTCGCACGGCGCTGGCGAAGCTCACGGGCGAGCACGCTGCGGAGAAGGTCGCGGTAGAGGTCGATGATGACGCCCTGCTCGCCAAGCTCAACCGCCTTACGGGCCGCTGACCTGCGCCGGGAGCTCTCCCCGGCCGAGCGGGCGCGCGCCTTCCACCTGTGGCGCTACTGGGCGCGCCCGGATCAACTCCCGCCCGTCGGTGAGTGGAGGACCTGGCTCATCCTCGCCGGGCGCGGGTGGGGGAAGAGCCGCACGGGCGCCGAGTGGGTGCGCGCCATCGTCGCATCGGGCAAGGCTCGCCGCGTGGCCCTGGTGGCGCGCACCGCCGCCGACGTGAGGGACGTGCTGATCGAGGGCGAGAGCGGGATCCTCGCGTGCTGCCCCGACTCGGAGCGCCCGGTGTGGGAGCCATCCAAGCGCCGGCTGACCTGGCCCAACGGGGCGATCGCGACGACCTACAGCGCCGAGGAGCCCGACCAGCTCCGCGGCCCTCAGCACGACGCGGCGTGGTGCGACGAGCTCGCGGCGTGGCGCTACCCCGACGCGTGGGACCAGCTGCAGATGGGCCTCCGACTCGGCTCCGACCCGAGGGTCTGCGTCACGACCACGCCGCGCCCGACGCCGCTGGTCCGCGCCCTGGCCGCATCGGCGACCACGGCCATCACCCGCGGGCGCACCGCCGACAACGCCAGCAACCTCGCGCCCGGCGTCGTGGCGGCGCTCACAGCCCGCTATGGGTCGACCCGCCTGGGGCGCCAAGAGCTTGACGGTGAGATCCTCGACGATGCCCCCGGCGCGCTCTGGCGGCTGGCGATGTTCGACGCCTCCCGCGTGGACTCCGCGCCCGCCATGAGGCGCGTGGTCGTGGCGATCGACCCGGCGGTGACCGCGCATGAGGGCAGCGATGAGACGGGCATCATCGTGGCCGGGGTCGGCCTCGACGGGCGCGCCTACGTCCTCGAGGATCTCTCTGGCACCTACCCCGCGGAGCAGTGGGCGCGGCGCGCGGTCGAGGCGTACCGCCGCCATCGCGCCGACCGCATCGTGGCCGAGGTCAACAACGGCGGCGACCTTGTGGCGTCGGTCCTGCGCACCGTCGACCCCGCGTGCCACGTCGTGGCCGTGCGTGCGAGCCGCGGCAAGGCGTTGCGGGCCGAGCCCGTCGCCGCGCTCTACGAGCAGGGGCGCGTCTCCCACGTCGGGCTGCTCGCGCGCCTCGAGGACCAGTGCGCCGGGTGGGATCCGGCAACGGACACCTCGAGCCCCGACCGCCTCGATGCGCTGGTGTGGGCGCTCACCGATCTCGTGGTGGACAGGCCGATCGCTCCTTTGCAAGCGCGGCCAATGCTGGTACGGTCGCAGGGCCGCGCATGGTAGCCCCCCTCTCCCGCTCTGAGTACGCCGCCCTACAGGCGCCGCCATCGGCGTTCCTGGCGCGCGCGCCGTACAACGACCGCTTCCAGTACCGGCTGGGGTCCGCGCTCACCCCGCAGGCGCTCTCCGCGGTCCAGCGACAGGCCGACATCGGCTACCTGTGGCAGTGGATCGACGTGCTCGATGAGCTCCGCGAGACCGACCCGCATCTGCATTCGGTGCTCTTCCAACGCGAGGCGCTAGTCGCCGGGAGCGCGTGGCAGATCATCGGCGATGACCAGCGCGTCACCGACTACGTTACGACCGCGCTCAACGATCTGGAGTCGCGCGGCGACATGGCGCTGTCGTTCCGCGACCTCCTCCACCACATGCAGACCGCGGTCTACTACGGGCGCGCGGTCGCAGAGGTCATCTGGTCGCCTGACGGCCGGCGCCCCGAGGCGATCGAGTTCGTCCACCCGCGGCGCCTCGCCTACGCGACCGACTGGCGCATCCACCTCTGGGACGCGACGGGCAGCGGCTACGCGATCGCCGCGGAGCAGACCGCAGCGGAGCGCGCGTTCGCCCTCTTCCCGGGCGTGCCGCTGGACGTGTTCCCGAGCGGCAAGTTTATCGTGCACCGGCCGCGCATCCGCGGCGGCTACCCGACCCGCGAGGGCATCGGGCGCACGGTGTGCTGGTACGCGCTCTTCAAGAAGTTCGGCATGCGCGACCTCCTCGCGTTGACCGAGTGGGCTGGTCGCGGTCTGCGCGTTGGCGAGTACTCCAGCGGCTCGACGCCGGACAGCCCGGTGCGGTCCTCCCCCGAGGACGTAACGGCGCTGCAGGAGGCCATCGAGGCGATGAGCTCGACGGTCTCCATCGTCATCCCCGACACCACCAAGCTGACGGTGCTCGACGCCCCCAACGTCAACGCGCTGCACGAGCACCTGGTCGCGCTCTGCAACGGCGAGATGAGCAAGGCCGTCGTGGGCTCGACGCTCTCCGCGGAGGTCGGCGAGAACGGCGGCAACAGAGCTCTCGGCGAGGTGCACGAGCGCGTCACGCTGATGATCGCCCGCGGCGATGCGGAGGCCGTTGCTAGCACCCTGCGGCGCGACCTGCTGCGCCCGATGGTCGAGAGGATGTTCGGGCGCGGGACGCCTGTGCCGCGGATCGTCTTCGCCACCGACCCGGCGCAAGACCTCACCGAGCTCGCCAAGCGACTCGACGTGGCCGTGCGCGCGGGCGTCCAGGTGTCGCAGCGCGATGCACGCGAGATGCTGCAGTTGCCCGAGCCGCTCGCGGGTGACGCCCTCCTGGTGCCGCGATGATCGACCTGACGCCACCCAAGGCCGCGCAGGAGGCCGCGCGCCGCGCCCTCGAGGTACGCGCCACGAAGCCGCCGAGCGAGCGCGGGATGACGGCCGTGGGCATCGCGCGCGCCCGCGACCTCGCCAACGGCAAGGCGCTCTCCCCCGAGACTGTGCGGCGCATGGTTTCGTTCTTCGCCCGCCATGAGATCGACAAGCAGGGCAGCACCTGGGATGAGCAGGGCAAGGGCTGGCAAGCCTGGCACGGGTGGGGCGGTGACGCTGGCTACGCGTGGGCGAAGAAGGTGGTGGAGCAGATGGATTCCCGGCAGATGTCTTGCGCGATCACGATGACCGCGGACCCCGTCTCGCAGAGCGTCATCCAAGTGGCGCGATGCGGCACCTACGATGGGCATTCGCAGGGCGCTTTCGCCTTCGACCCGGCGACCTTCGACGCGATCATCCGCAACTTCGACGCGACCGAGAACCGTCGCGTCCCGGTCGACTACGAGCACGCCAGCGAGATGCCAACGGCACCCGGCGTGATGCAGAACGGCGCGCCCGCGGTCGGGTGGATCACGCACCTCGAGAACCGCGGCGAGGCCGGTCTGTACGCCTCCGTTGACTGGGTCGACCCGCAGGCCGTAGAGCGCATCCGCATGGGGCAGTACGCGTACTGCTCGCCCGCGGTGGTGTTCGGCGCGATCGACCCCGCATCCGGCGAGGGCATCGGCCCGAAGCTAACCTCTGTCGCGCTGACCAACCGGCCGTTCTTGGACGGGATGGCGGCGCTGACCGCACGCGACCCGATAGCGGCGTCTCTCGCTCCCGAGAGCGTCCACGTACCGACCGCCGCTGCGGTCAAGGAAGACAAGACCATGGAACCCGAGAAGATGAAGAGCATGCTGGCGGGCCTCGCCTCCAGGATGCAGATGGACCCGGCCAGCCCCGACAGCGAGATCATCGCCGCCCTCGAGGCGATGATGGAGCGCATGGAGATGAGCCAGATGGCCGAAGCCGCGCAGTGCAGCGACCGCGTCATCGCCGAGGGCCGCGCCCCCGCCGCCTCGCGCGACCGCCTCGCCAAGCTCTGCCGCGCCGACCGCGGCACCTTCGACGCGCTGTTCCCGGCCGTCGAGGCGCCCGCGTCCGACGCCAAGCTCATGAGCGCCCGCGTGTCGCCCCAGGGCGGCGCCCCGGTGTCGCGCGTGGCCACCCCCGTCCGTCACGCCGATGCCGCCGACTCGCGCGCCGCGGCCCTCATGTCGGCGCACGGCATGACCTACAAGGACGCCCTGCTCCGTGCCTCGCGCGATCTCCGCGATGAGGCTCTTGCTCCCCTCACCGCCGCACTCGGAGGCTGATCGCCATGACCACTTCTCGTCGCACCCCGCAGTCTGTCGCCCCGTTCGCCGTGAGCTCGCTCACCGCGGTCGAGGGTGCCGTCCTCGTCAACGCCACGGGCGCTGACAACGCCGCCGCGCTCCCCGCGGGCGCGAGCCCCGACCCGACCAGCATCGCCATCCTCGGCCTGTCGCACCAGGCCGTCGTCTCGACCCAGACCGGCGCGGACGTCGTGACCTCGGGCATCTTCCCCGGCGTCGCCGCGGGCAGCATCACCCGCGGGCAGCTCCTCACCGTGGGCAACTCGAGCGGCGGCGTCATCGTCGCGGCCCCGAGCGCGGGCAGCAACGTGGCCACCATCGGCTACGCGATGGAGTCCGCTTCGTCGGGCGAGCGCGTCGCCATCGACATCCGCATCGGTAGCCTCCAGGGCTGATCAGGAACCATCATGACCTCCATCCAAAACCTCCAGGCCGCGATGCTCGCATCGCACGGCATCGGCGCCGCCGAAGCCGCCCACCTGATGTCGCTCTCCCCGAGCGCCGTCCACATCGACCGCGCGCTGACCAACCTGGCGGTGCAGTACAACAACCGCGAGTACATCGCGGACAGCGTGCTGCCCGTCCTGAGCGTCAAGCACCGCTCGGACAAGATCTTCTCGTTCCCGGTGACCACGATGCAGGAGGTCGCGGCCTCCGCGGTCGCCTCGCCCCGCGGCATGCCCGGCGAGGTCAAGTACAACATCGAGTCGTCGCTCACCTACGCGGTCAGCGACTACGCGCTGATGGACTTCGTCTCCAACGACGAGATCGCCAACGCCGATGCGCCGCTCCAGCCCAAAATCTACGCGCAGGACATCGTGATGAACTTCCTCATGCTCGCGCGTGAGAAGCGGGTCGCGGACGTGGCGTTCGCGTCGGGCAACTACGGCTCCAACACCGCCGCCCTCTCGGGCGCCGACCGCTGGGACGTCGCGACCTCGGACCCCATCCAGAAGATCGAGGACGCCATCGAGTCCTGCTTCGTGCGCCCCAACACCATGGTGATCGGCGCGCAGGTCTGGATCAAGCTCCGCAACCACCCGAAGGTGCTGCAGTACATCCTCTCGCGCTCCGCGACCACGATGGGCGATGTGCCGCTCCGCGTGAACGAGCAGCTCTTCGCGGAGGCGTTCGGCCTCGACAACGTCGTGATCGGCCGCGCCAAGTACAACTCGGCGCACGAAGGCGCGTCGGCCTCGAGCGACTACCTCTGGGGCAAGTCCACCGCGCTCATCCGCGTGGAGCGGACCCCGTCGCCGCGCGCGACCCGCACGTTCGGCTACACCTTCCGCTTCGGCTCGATGGAGACCACCGAGATCGTCGACAGCCTCCGCGGCGTGCGCGGCGGCGTGTTCATCAAGACCTCGCACTCCGACTCGGAGTTCGTGATCGGTGGCGCCACCACCGGCTTCCTCTACACCACCTGCGTGTCCTGACATGAGCAAGCGCCGTGCACAGCCAGTGGCGGCGCTTGTCGTCGCGCCCGCGCCAGAGGTAGAGACACCTCTGGCGCAGGTGCGCTACTTCGCTCGCGTGACCATCCATGCGGGCGTGACCTACGAGCCGGGGCAAGAGATCCCCGAGCGCGTGGCACTAGACGGCTTCGTCCAGGGCAGGGAGTACGACTGTGGCTGAACAGACTACGATCGCGACCTCCACCGACCTGACGGCGCGGCTGTCTACCGCCATGTATGCGAGGCTGTTCGCGAAGAACGGCGGCGCGACCCCCGACACCAGCTTTCGCGACCTGTGCCTGGCCGAGGCCAACAGCCTCTTCCGCACGATGACGCGCGTGGCCTTCCCGGCGGGCATCTACACGACGACCGACACCCTCGACCCGGCGATGGTCGGGTGCGTGGTGGACCTCGCGTGCGAGATCGCCGCGCGCCGTCACGGAGTCTGGGATGAGTCGGGCGCATTCGCCGAGCAGGGCAAGCGCGCCCGCGAGCTCATCAAGCAACTCAACCGCGATGCCGACGCCCGCGCCGCGGGCTCGACCAACGCGCCGCCCAACCCTCGAGCGCGGGTCAACAACGCGCTCGCGCCCGATGGGCAAGAGACGAACGTCTGGGGCCGCGTCGCCGACTACAAAGTCACGGGCATGTTCTGATGCTCGGCCTCGCCGCTAGCATCGACGCGATGCGCTCCGCGGTCGTGCGCTCGCTCCCCCCGGCGCTCGCGGGCGGCGGTCGTCTGGTCGCGTGGTACGCCCGCGCCAACCACCCGTACACCAACCGCACGTACCGGCTGCAGCGAAACACCGAGTACCAGTTCACCGCTGGCAGCTTCGAGGGCGGGTACACCATCCGCGTCGACGGCGGCATGCACTACGGGTCCTACGTGGACCAGGGCACGAGCATCAACCACCGCACTGGGAGGCCCAACAGGCCGTACCCGTTCCTTTCGGACAAGACGAGGCAGGGTTCCTACCGCGTCTCCCCCCCGTGGGCCGCGGAGGGTGATACTGTCGCCCGCATCGTAGAGGCGTCCATGGTGGGCGCCATCGAGAACCTGTGACTACGCTCGCATCCATCGACACCGCCCTCCTGGCCGCTCTGACGGCGTGCGTAGCGGCCCCGCAGACCGCGATCCTCCCGTTCGCCGTCGCCACCCGCTACGCCGGTCCAGTGACCCGGGAGGGGCTGTCGCGCGTGTGCGGGTCGCAGTACCCTGCGGTGTTGCTCCGCTTCGACGGCGAGGTGCCGACGCGCATCGTGAACACCCTCATGGCGGGCATCGAGGACCGCGGCGTCGCAACGTGGTCGGTCATCGTTGTGAGCGAGGAGCCTCGCGAGATCGACGATGCGATCAACGCCAGCGCGGTCGGCGCACCGGGCATCCTCCAACTCCTGGACGTTGCGATGGGCGCGACCAACGGGTTGTTGGTCGTAGGGCTCTACAATGAGCGCCCGACGCGAGTCTCTTCGATCACCCCCGAGCTCGTCGAGGCGGGCGTGGTGTACGCCTACGCCGCGCGGGTCGAGGCCATGCGCGACCTCCCGCTAGCAGCCAACGCGGACCCCGGCGCGGCGCTTCCGTTGCTCGACCCCATCGTCGGGGACGTCAACCTGACGGGCACCGGCTACACGTCCAACCCGCTCTCGCCGTTCACCTCGGAGCCCAACCCATGATGCTACTCATCCAGGCCATAGAGGGCCGTCTCTTCTCGCTGGTGGACGCTCGCGGCATCGCTGTCCGCGGTCGCTTCGCGGCGCGCGACAAGAGCGGCGTGGCGCTCCCCGGCGGCGAGCTAGTCCGCGACCACACACACTACCGCCGCGCCATTCTGCGCGGCGACATCACGCTCGTCGCAGAGCAGGAGCACTCATGAGCATCAGCATCCCCGGGCTTAGCGCGTCCACCAAGACGCCGGCCGTCTACCTCAACGTCATCCTCGGCGGCCCCGGCACCAGCGCGGGCGCTGCACCGGAGTCCATCCTCCTCATCGGCAACAAGCTCGAGGTCGCCATCAGCGACTCGGCGCCCACGATCGACGTCTCGGACGGCACGATGCCCCTCGCGACCCCGACGTTCTGCGCGTCGGTCGACGATGCGCTGACCCTCTGCGGCCAGGGCTCCGAGCTTCACCGCATGGCGCGCGCGGTCTTCGCGCAGTACCCCGCGGCTAACCTCTTCCTCGCGGCCAACGCCGTGAGCGCGGGCTCGGCCGCGACTGCCGACCTGACGTTCGCGACGACCGCGACCGCGGCGTTCACGGTGCGGCTGCTCCTCTGCGACCAGGCCATCGAGGTCGCTGTCTCGACGGGCGACACGCCGACCGTCATCGCCACCGCCGTCGCCACCGCCGTCAACGACGCCGCCGATCTGCCGTACTACGCGCAGTTCGCGGCGGGCGTCGTGACCTTCACCGCCAAGATGGCGGGCCTGCGCGGCAACAGCCTGATCGTCGACGCGTACTTCGTGCTGGGCACCGTGTCCCTCCGCATCACCGGGTCATCGACCACCTCGCCCGGCGCGACCACGGGCCAGTGGACGTCCATCGGGTCGGTCATCGGGACCGAGTTCCCGCTGTCCGGCGGCACGACCGCGGACAGCATCGCCAACGTCATCACCGCCATCGC